CTCTGTCAACCCTCTTGGGAATACCATTGTGACTGCCGCACCATCTGCGTTTGGTCTAGTCACTATAGTTAATTCATTAGATGAAAGATTGAATGCGAGCTGATCATATCCCACTGTGTTGGTAACATATTTTAAGTCAGGGGTTTTGGTATTAACGTGATCAATAAATGTAGCGCCAAAGTTGACTGCGGGTTGTGTGCCAATCTGCACGCCGTCAATTAAAACATCACCTAAACCAAAGTCATAGAGCGAAGATAAAACAGTTCTCTTGCCAACTTGAACGACTTTTGTCTGTGCGCCAATGTATGGGAAAAATCTTATTTGTCCATAGATCGCCGGCACGCCACCATACATATTGGCAGTGTTTGTTTGTCCTGTGAGGTTATAAGCTAGGGGTTCTTCAAAACTCTGTGTGTTTGTGCCGGTATCACCTCCTAATGAAGCCGGTGGGATTAATGCGGAAACGACTAACGATCCTACAATGCTGATCGCAGCAGTCGCTACGGCAATTGACATGCCTGTTGCCCCGGCAACTGCGGGTGCGGCATAAGGGGCGGCATAAGCAATCGCAATAGAGGCAACAACCCCCATAATTCCATCTTTACCACCACCACCACCACCTCTTTGAACGACGGCAATGGTTAAATTTTCATGTTCCTCAATAATGAGATCATAATCTTTAACTAAACCCCCGTTGCGAAATACCATCAGGTGATCGCGCAAGTTTTCTGGAATATTTAAGTCATTAATTAATTGATGTATATTTGTGCCGGCGGGATAGCTGATCTCCGCTAATGGCTTGAGTGCTTCTGCTTGATACCTTATATTTGCCATTTTAAATATCCATTGATCCTGTTGCGCCAAATGATGTCTGTTGTTTTCTCAATGATTGTCCCTTTACCTTTCATGCAATGAATAAACGAGTTGTGATCTAACATCACCCCCAAATGCAATGGTCGCCCTAGCAAGTTTAATATTATCAGATTCCCATGTTTTGGGTTATCAGTTTCAACCCAACCACTTAACTTTTTTTCTTTATTAATCTCATTGCAGATAGCTTCTCTGTCTTTTTCATTTTCATAAGCCTCAATATAAGAGGGAAGCTCAATCTTAAATTCTTGTTTGTAAATCATCTGCACTAATCCAAAACAATCCACGCCGCTATGATCCCTTCCCCTGTCCTTAAATGGGATTGTTAAATACTTCATAATATCCATTAGTAGAATAAAGCCGGAAATTGAGATGGATCGTAGTTACTTGCCGGAAATGCGTTTCCTAATACATTATTAGGTCGCAGTTGTCCACGCATTTGCATTGCGTCATACTCAACATTGCCTAAACGCAGAAAATCTATCGTTTTTTCAACGGCATTGAAATCTGACGACAAAACAAGTTCTAACTTCATCTGTGGTGGCTCAAGAAAGCCTCTAATTGCTTCAACCAATAGCTGATCAACATTATCTATCGTAAGCGTCAGAGAGAGCGCTTTAGAGCCGTCCTCGACGGGTAGCGATATATTGAATGGATAAGCAGTGAAATTATTGCCTCTTGACTCAACATCAACCATATTATTAACCACGCGCAAAGTCTGGTCAGGTGATGTGATCGTCAGCAACCAAAGAAAAGCCTCGTTGGTTGAGCTTTGATATATTGCCGGTGCTAACGCCATGCCGGAAGTTGCTCAATGTTAACTGAAATTTGCACTGCGTTTGGATCAATCCAATCATATTGCGGCACTTGCGAAAATCGCCATATACTTTCAACGCCGGTGGGTTCTGTCATCATTGTTGGCAAGACCCCTTGTAAGCAGTTATCAAACCAAATGACAAAGTCATAATATTGTGCTTTAGTTAAATTGACTTGCACCCTTGCCGCCCTCAAAGTTTCTGTGAATCTTCTACGCACTTTGGGTTCGCCTGACCCCATATTCGATCTGATTAATGGATCAAAAGCCTTCTCTGTCCATTGCCCCCAACACCCGTCAAGATTACTTGGTCTATTTCCTAAATCCATTACATTGCCCGCCTTTTAAGTCCGTAATTAGATGAGAATGACTTATCCAGAGATCCGTTGGTCATTGATTCTTTGACCTTTCTCTCTACCATGATCTCAATTTGTTTTGATCCGTCCTCTTTCACAGTTGATTGTGCATAGACATCTGCCGTTTCTGACATTGTATTATTAACAGTAATGTTGACCGGTGATGACTGAACGCCTAGCTCACCATTCCCACCACGCTTTAATGGGACAATGGCTTCTGCACCCGCCTCACCTAATACGCCCGTGCCAAATGTTCCACCTTGCGCAAACGCAGTCAGACCACTACTTTCTGGCATTGGGAAAAATGTAGGGCTATTGTAAACACCTTGAGGCAATCCGGTCGTTGATCCAAATGCGCCACCTTTAGCAAAACCAAAGAAGTCACCTACTGCCGTGCCTTTAATTGCGTTTAATAATTGTTGTTGGATAATCATCTTGGCTATTTGGCGCAAGAAGTTAGAGGCAAAGTCACTAAATGATTTGTCAGCTTCCAAGATCACATCAACCAAACCAGAAACGCCATCTGCCGCCAACCTTTGCATTTGCTTTTCCATATCTTCCATGCCAACAGTTGTCTGCTTGGTTAGTTTGATCATTGCGTCACTTGCCGCGTTAGCATACTCTTCAATAGTGATAATACCTTTCTGCAACAATAACTCTAATTCTTTTAATGTCTCGTTATATTTTTCTAATGGATCATTGTCTACAACAAATTCTTTAAATGCTTTAGAGGCTTTCTCAACCTCTTTGTTGTATTGCTCTAATGAGATCTCGCCGTCTTTAAACAGTCTGTTTAAAATATCTAGTTTCTCTTCTAATGGCATTGTTGAATCTGCGGCATTTAAAACTGTGGTTTCATATTTGCTTAATGCTTTAGTCGCTACCTCAATGGCTTCTGCTTGTTCAGTGATGACCCCTTCCATACCTGATTGAAAAGAGAGTAATTCTGCAGTAACTTCAAAGACCTTGTCTTTCTGTAACTCTATTGCCTCGGTGATAAAGTCTAACTTGGTTTGATCGTTGTCAAATAGAAAAGAGAAGGCAGTCGCTAATGTTTGTCCAAATTCTAATGCGGATAATTTAGCAAGCTCAAACCCTATCCCCATCTTAATAAATAAATCTCCTACCGATTCGGCAAAGCTACTAAATGTTTCATATAAGCCTTTAAATGAATCACCAAAGCCTAATGATTGTGAGATGATTGCGGCGGTCTTTGTCCACTCGACTGCCATAATATTAAATGTTTGCTCGGCAGTAAATTCTAAAGTATCAAAGGCAGAGTTAATATCATCGGTGGCATTTAATAACGCGTTAGCCATGATGTCAGCAGTAATCTTACCCTCTGAACCTAACTTACGCACTTCACCTGTGGCTACGCCCATCTCTTTGGCAATTAATTGAATGACCTGTGGTAATCGCTCAAAAATGGATCGTAATTCGTCACCTTGTAATCTTCCAGAAGCCAAGCCTTGTGTAAACTGAATCAAAGCGCCATTAATATCTGCCATCGCAGTTCCGGACACTCGACCTAGTTTAATAAAGTTCTCGGCGATCTTGGCAATCTGTTCATTAGTTGCGCCAATCTCTGTTAAGCCAATTGTTAACCTTTGAACTGATGTGGCGGCACTATCAAATGCAACCCCTGTGCTTTCAACAATTCCAAATACGCGTTGAAGCATATCTGCTCCGGCTTCTGCTGAACCAAGTAAAGCCGTAAATGACTTCTCTAGGTTGATGATTTTTTCTTCTGCTTCTACTAACCCTTTAATCTGACCAAAAGCGCGTGTGGCGACATAAAATGCGGCGGCGGCTACGGCAATTGCCTTAAACCCTCTCTCCATCACATTTAAAGATTTGGAGGCTTTTTGCGTGCCTCTGTTAATCTCTTCTAATCGTTTGGTAGATGATCCAATAGCTTTAATGAACTGCTCATTTTGCAGTGATAGCTCAATCGCTAAATTGGCTAGTTTGTCGTTTTGTTTTGCCATTACCTTCCGCCCTTCCTAGCTGAAATAGCCGTTTTTGTGTAGGCTTTTGCGGCGGCTCTTCTAATCCCTTTTTTCATAAACTCGGAAATATTAGCTTTTACCTCAACACTATAAAGGCGGGTAACATTATCCCACCAATTCCCCTTTGGGTTTGAAATAGGAATGTCGTCTCCTGTGGTAGGCGATCTTCTTACCCCATATAACAATGTGTTGTAATAACCGATTGATGAGTAAACAAGCGAGACGGGTTCTTTGGTTCTATTAACCCTTGTGTTTTTAACTTTAATTGATTTTTTAAGGTTGCCTCGCTCAACAGGAACTTGTTGTTTAACTCTTGTTTTAATTCTAGTTGCTGAACGACTGACTGCAGATCTACTGATCCTACGTATATCTCTTTGGGAAAATTCTAGCATTGCTTTTTGCACTTGTTTTAAATTCATTGTTGCCAACACTGCCATATCATTTCCTTTTAACAAAAGTTGCGGCTAATTGATCCTCGTCCATCGCCATTAAATTGCCTTTTTTAACTTCCTCTTGTTGCTTCTTATCGTCTGCCTTTTGCCTATGGAACTCAATCCACTCTGTTAATTCACTGCTCGGCATATTTTTCTTAAGCTCATATACCGGTGTGTTAAGGTTTTCAGCTAATTGATAAAGAGTCTGTTCAAGAGGATCTAATCCTTTTTTTCTTCTTTACCACCTAACCCTGAAACCTCAAGGGCGGCTTCCAACAAAGGTAGGTATTCTGAAATGCCTAACTCGTTGATCGCCTCACCTATTGGCTGACCATCTTTTTTAAAAATAGTCGCTTTAGCTATCTCGATCTGAAACTTCTCTTGATCGTCTTTAATTTTGAGAATGGGTAGCATTTTTCCCACTGTCAATTCTTTAACTAAATAATCTCCTACTGTTTTGCTTTTCATAAACTAACTCCTCTTTATAGTTTTAAGTTGTAAACAAATGCACCGGCTTTGTTGAGCAAACCAATGTTGTGCTAAATCCTAAAGCGCCATCAATTGGAATGTCATAAGCCAATGTTGAAATCTCACCACCCGTCATGATTGTTCCCATGTTGTTAGGTAGGACAATATAAAATATTCTATTTAAGCCATCATCTTCAGCTAAAATAATTTGCTGATAATCTGCACACGTAGGATCAATCCAACCTGTTAGGGCTATTGTACCGGCTTGAACTGCCGCACTTGGAATGCTTGAAGATGGATCACAATATGTAGCAGTTGAGATAGTCGCGGGGACTTCAGAACTGATAGCAAGAGAAGCTAAACAAAGTTGTTGAACATCATCTGACTCATAAACCTGAAGTAGAGGAGAAGATTTTAATACTTCCGTTGAGCCTGATGTGTCTGACCCAACAAGGACGATACTTGTATCCTCAACGACTGTGCCAATAATAAATGTTCTGCCGTCTATCTCACTGAACCCTGTGCCTGATACTGCAACGGCTTGACCGGGGATAAG